CACAAAAACAATTTAATGAATTACTTGATAATGAATTAACAAAAGCATATTGGTATTCAAAATCTTTGTCAAAATCTGAATATTATGAATTTATTGAATTACAAAAACAATTTCTTTTTCAAGAGTACAAAATAAAAAAATAATAATAAACAAGGGGTGCGACTTGGTAACGCACATTTTTTTTAAACTCAAAAACAAACGCTATGAAAAACTTAACAAACAAAGATTATCAATTAACTGAAAAATGCTTAGAGCATTTAGGAGATTTTAGTAAAGAACAATTACTTGAGGAAATGGAACAATTATTATTATGTCTTGCCGAAAGAGATTGCGATTTGCAATTATTACATAGTCATTATTTAAATAACGGATTAAGAAAAAAATTAAACTCAACGCTATGAAAAACTTTAAAATTAAATATCAAGATAAAAATCAAAAAGAATTGTTTACAAGTATTATCAAAGCGCATAATTTAAAAGACGCTACAAATTGCGCTGAATATCACCTTAAAATTTATAACAAAGATTTAATCACTTATACAATAACTGAATTATGAAAAAACTAATCGATTATTTTACACCAACCAACGAGGACGATGTTTATCTTGGAAAGGGAATGCTTATAATGATAGGCGCATTATTAATTATTATTTATTTAGCAAACATATGAAAGATTTAAAAGAACGACACCAGGCTTGTATTAAAACTATTGATTTAATTATTGAAGGCGAAAGAACTTTAAATGAAATGATTTGGAGCAATGGTAGAAACAACGAACAAGGATTGATTCCTTATCATTCCGAGGATGAGATAAGAGCCGAAATGAGAGCAATTAAAAGATTGCAAGAACGATACAATTTACTAACTGCAAAACTTTAAAAGATGAACGAGAAAGAATACGAATTTACAAATAACACTTGCGAGGTATGGTATACCGACGAGGATGGAGGAGTTCAATTTATAGCCAATTTTGATTGGCGCTTTGGTCGATGGGATTTTGAAGGAAATATTGAGATTGAAGTTGAGCTCGTTGATTCATATCAAATCATTAATGGAATCAAGCATTATTTTTATCCAAGCGTTGCCGAGGTGAGAGAAATGGTTGAATATATTCAAGACCATATCTTGGAAGATCCAAACGACTTTGGCTTTGAATCATTTATTGATGACGAAAGAGATTTTCAAAACGACCAATTATTTTATTAAGATGGAAAATATATTTATACCAACAACATTCAGCATCAAAAGAAAAATGATGTGGTGGCGAAATCAATCCTCTCAAGAAGACAAGGGAGGAAGTTTTGACTTAGACCTTTACATTGCCTATTTAGAGGCTCAAGATGACTATTTAAATCCTAAAAAACAAGACGATGACAAACAAAATTGAACAACGGAGAGAATTCAATAATGAGGCAATAACGCAACAATGGTTGTTTGCTGATATGAATGGAAATTTAACATTAAAACAATACCTAAATTTTAGAGAATGGTATATTAACCGATGTAAAGAATTATTCGCTTATAATAAGAATACAATAATGAGACACTTTGACTCTTTTTTCTTAGTATATGGATTTGATATTTTACAGCAAAAAACAAACGGAGATGAAATCATTTAAATTAACTTATTCAATTGAGGGTAATGTAATTGAGACGCATTACTTTCCATCTCGCAACCTGGCTCTTTGGAAACAACGCCAATTGCACGGAGACGGCAATCATTACCGAGGGACTTTTAAAATAACTATCCAATGAAAGTAGGGAGCGATTTTAGTGGAGTCGGAGCATTCGACCAAGCACTTAAAAGATTAGGTATTGAATACCAAACGATTTTTGCTTGCGATATGGATAAATATGCGAGAGATACTTTTGTTCATAATTACGGGGAGCCAGGTTACTTTCCTATGAATGTATATGACCGAGAGATTCCAAGTGAATCACTTGATATATATATGACATCTCCTCCTTGTCAATCATTTTCATTGGCTGGAAAGAGATTAGGCAAAGAAGATAAAAGAGGAATCTTGTTTTTCAATTCTCACGAATTTATTCAAGTAAACAAACCGAGATATTTTATCTTTGAGAATGTCAAAGGATTGCTTTCCGATGACAATGGAAAAACTTTTAATGAATGGATAAATTTATTAGGAGGAAAGTCGGTTAATGGATTACCAATTTTATTCCCTTATGACGGTTCTCTTAATTATCATTTATATTGGAAAGTTTTAAATTCAAAAGATTTCGGAGTTCCTCAAAATAGAGAGCGAGTTTTCTTGATTGGAATACGAGACGACGAGGATAATAATTTTCAATTTCCTAAAGGTGAATATTTGACTAAAAAATTGAAGGATGTTCTTGAGGACAATGTTCAAGATAAATATTTTTTAAGTGAGAAGATGTTCTCCCATTTAATAAATCACGAAAGGAGCAAAGAATTCATTAATGAAGACACTCAAAATGTCAATACAATTACATCAAATTATTCAAAACAAAGTTCGGATTTGCAATATTTAAAAGTAAATTCAGCAACTTTGAAAGGATATGAAAGCGCAACTTTTGGAGATTCAATATCTCTTTCTCATCCTGGATCTCAAACAAGAAGAGGACGAGTTGGGAATCAAATTGCACAAACAATTGACTCGAGCTCAATACAAGGAGTCGTTCAAATAAATCCAAGTAAAGAAAGCGGAGGAAAACAACCATATCAACAAAATAGGATTTATGATTCAAATGGATTGATTCCAGCGCTTATGTCAAATTTAGGAGGAGACCGCAGTCATAATATTTTGTATGATAATAAAAGATTAAATGAAACAATACAAAAAAATGATTTACCAAACGGAGAGGTCAAGGCAATTGATACATATAATCGAAAAGTACACGACAACGCTCCGACATTAAGCGAGCCTCATCATAATACGACGAGATTATGGGATGGATTTAAAATCCGTCGATTAACTCCTCGAGAATGCTTTCGATTGATGGACTTTCCAGATTCATTCACTTGGCGAGTAAGTGATTCGCAAGCATATAAACAAGCCGGTAATTCAATCGTGGTAAATGTACTTTATAATATTTTAAAACAACTAATCAAATGACAAGAATAGACGAAATAAAAGAGATAATATTGAAAGAGGGATTGCATATTCCAAACCGACAACGAGAGAAAGTTTATCGAAGGTTTTACATTGCTAATTTATTGAGACGAGAGGGATTAATGCTCAAAGAAATCGGAGAGATTTTAAATCGTCATCACTCATCAATCATTCATTACATTTCAAGCCATAAATATTGGACAAAAATCAAGGACGAACAATATATTGATTATACAATCGACTTGATGGAAATGCCTCCCATTAAAAATACATTAAAACAAGAAATCTTGAAAGTAAAAACGATTAAACAATTGAATGAACTAAAAAATAAAATTGATGAGTTTGTTTATTGATTAAATTTACTTATATTTGGCCTTTCATAGTGTTTAAAGGTTGAGAGCCTCTCGTAATTGGGAGGCTTTTTTTATTCCGTGACGATCCAGGGCAAAGCGTGACGATAAAAAAAACATCGTCACGGCCTTAAAGTCAATAGGAGTAAAGGTATAAGGTAAAAGCGTGACGATGACGATAATTTTTTACTCGCATTCTATGGAAAAATATATAAATGTGTTTTTTTTTGAATTTTTTTTTATTTTTATCGTCACATCGTCACGCTATCGCTGAAAGTCAATCCAGTATTGATTTATAGCCGTGACGATAAAATTTCACATCGTCACGCATCGACACGCTTTTAAATTATTTTTATTTAAATGTTTTATGAATGAAATTTAATACTATATTTGTCAATATATGATGCAGTATAAAAAAAAATTTAAGCCATTGGCCGAGTACCGACTGCATCCGGGAAAGGCCGTGGCTTTTTTTAACCTATGAAAAATGTCAATACCTAAATTATCCGTATTTAAAAGCCTCTTTAATTCAAAAGATACTCCATACACGATGACGATTATCGATGTATATGAAAGAATCAAAAACGGCTATTCCGAACTTAACACAAAGATTCTTTCCCTCCGTCAAATGGATGAGTCAAGCGAGGAACATCGACAATTAAAAAATTCACTCCTTGCAATAATGTTTAATGGAATATTCTCCGAAAGGAATGACAATGGACTCGTTGAGCATTCCGGACTTTGCGTTCTTGATTTCGACGATTATCCCGATGCCGTTACAATGGCCAATGAACGGCAAAAATTAATAGAATGTCCATTTGTTATGCTTGTATTTACCTCTCCGGGAGGAAAGGGATTAAAGGTTGTCATTAGAATACCAAAGAGTACAAAGTCGGAACATAAAAGAAGATTCCAAGCATTCGAAAAGTACCTCCAAAGTGATTACTTTGACAAGTCATCTTGCAATGTGTCGAGAGTTTGTTTTGAATCTTTTGATCCAGATGCTTACTTGAATGAATTTTGTGACGAGTTCCAAGGAATTGACCAAGAAAAGGGATTTGAATTTCACGAAAAAACTCCGACTTGTATATTGAACGACGAGGATAAGATAATTGATAGGATAATGAAATTTGATTTTGGATGTTCATTTATCGAAGGGAGTCGGAATCAATATATTTTTAAAGTATCGGCTTGCTTTTGTGAGTATTCAATTTCAAAAGATACGGCCGAATATTATTTGAGCCGATTTGTGTCCAAAGATTTCACTCAATCGGAATTAGTTACCACGATTAAAAGCGCTTATAAGAAGGCGACTGCTGGAATAAAATACTTTGAAGATAACGAGCTCGTTTCAAAGGTCAAATTAAAACTAAAACAAGGAGTCAATCCGAGAGATATTAAAAAGCAATTGAATGTTGAGGACGATATAATTGACGACATAAAAATTGAAGTTGATTCAAGCGAGGATATATTTTGGACGATTGAACAAAAGAAAAACGGAGGAGAAAACATCTCAATTGAGCCGTTAAAATATGCCGAGTTTTTAGTAAAGCACGGTTTTAATAAGTATTATCCGGAGCAAGCCGAACGGCCTACATTCGTCCGAGTTCGGGAGAACAAAGTTCGCTTGTCATCCTCCGAGCAAATCAAGGATTTTGTTTTGCAGTATCTTATAAGTCGAGGAGAGATATCCGTTTGGAATTATTGCTCGAAATCTCCTTATCTATTTAATGAGAATCATTTAAATATGATTGATTCAATTAATTTAAAGATGTTACAAGATACCAAGGATTCCGCTTATCTCCCATTTAAGGAGGTTGTCGTTAAGGTTTCAAAGAATGACATTGATTTACTAAAGTATATCGATGTTGATGGATATATATGGGAGAATCAAATAATAAACCGAGACTTTGTTAGGCTTGATTCATTCGAGAATGATTTTCAAGACCTGGTGTCAAAAGTTTCGGCCGAGAATCCGGAACGAATTACAGCGCTTGAATCAACTCTCGGATATCTTATTCATACCTTTAAAGATAAGACCGACCAAAAGGCAATTATATTCAATGACCAAGAAATTAACGACAATGCGAATGGAGGCTCGGGAAAGTCTTTGATGCTTACCGCTATCGGTAACCTTAGAAGAGTCGTTAAAATTGACGGGAAAGGCTTTAAATTGGGAGGTGATTTTGTTTACCAAAGAGTTAATTTAGATTCTCAAGTTCTCGCTTTTGACGATGTTAAAAAGAACTTTGATTTTGAGCAATTGTTTTCTATTGTATCCGAAGGAATTGCAGTCAATCGAAAGAATAAGGATGAGATATTTATTCCATTCGAACGCTCTCCAAAGATTATAATAACGACAAATTATGTCATCTCCGGCTCTGGATCAAGCCACGACCGACGACGACACGAGCTCGAGTTCTTTCAATATTTTAATGCAAAGCGTTCTCCTTTGGATATTTATGGCCGATTATTATTTGACCAATGGGATTCAAACGATTGGAATAAATTTGACAATTATATGATTTCGAACTTGCAAATGTTCCTCCAATTTGGATTGACGAAAGCCGTTTCAATTAATGCCGATGCAAAGAGATTTATTCAAGCAACAAGCAAAGATTTTTTCGACTTTATTCAAGATGGAAATATTCCAGTAAATGCCCGTCATTATAATAATGCAATGATGCAATTGTTTCAAAGTGAAACAAACGGTTGGAAAGATTTGGAATCTCGACGCTTTATTAAATGGCTCGGAGAGTTTGCAAAATTCAAAGGATATGAATTAATAAAAGACCGAAATCACGGAGGCCGATTCTTTGAATTGGTTGATAATAATAAACCTAAAATCGAGGGAGATATTTGGGATGAACTAAACGAAAAATCAATACAATGAAAGGAACTAATATTCTTGATTCAATGATGAGTCAAATGACGGATGAAATGAAAGATTATCAATTTTTAGTATCGATTGATATTCATAAAAAACTATGCGATGAATTGAAACGCTATGTAATTACTTACAAAAAGATTCGAGTAATCAATCACAAATCACTCGCAAACGATACGGCCAAACTATTGAGCAAAAGAGATATGAAAGCAAGCCTTGAGTATCTTAAAATGCTGGGAGAAATTCCTCAATTCAATTGATATGAACACTCAAAACAAAAAGCGACTCAAAGAACTTGAATTGAATCATTTTAAGGAACGCTCAACGATGCCGATTCACACGATTCCATTGACGGCATTTAGTGATAAGACGGCTAATGGATTGACCAAAGCAATTTGTTCGTTCTTAAATTATTCCGGATGTCAAGCCGAACGAATCAATACGATGGGAGTGTATCGAGAGAAACGGAATACTATTGGAAAGGTCATCGGAGGACAATGGACGAAAGGAACGGGAACACCTGGCTCGGCTGACATCTCAGCTACTATTCAAGGCCGTTCAGTTAAGATTGAAGTTAAGATTGGTAAGGACAGGCAATCCGAGGCACAAAAGAATTATCAATCAATGATTGAGAAATCGGGAGGGACTTATTATATCGCAAAAGATTTTGATACTTTTTTACAATTTTATGACGATTTTGTTTTACATATAAAATAATTGATTATCTTTGATAAAATTAACTTTTAAAACCTATGGAAATGGATGCAAAAACAACGACGACGAAAGTCGTTAAGAAACAAGTCGGGATTTACGCAAAATTGCATCTCGCAAAACAATCAATTGGAAAGGTCACAAAGAACGCGACTAATCCTCATTTTAAAAAACCTTATGCCGATATCAATGCTCTTCTTGAGGCCGTTGAGCCAATCTTATGGGAGAACGGATTAGTTCTTTTACAGCCGATTAAGGATGGAATGGTAATCACTCAAATCATTGACATTGAATCCGGTGATATGGTCGAGTCTTGGTTGCAATTGCCGAACATTATTGACCCTCAAAAAATGCTTTCTGCCGTCACTTATTATCGAAGAGGAACATTATTATCACTTTGCGCCTTGCAAAGCGTTGACGACGATGGAATCGTTGCCTCGGCATCTCCAAAAGCGAATCCAATTTTATCAAATGAACGATTTGAAAAGGCTCTCGAGAAGATAGCAGAGGGAAAATTTAGCGTTGAGCAATTAGTTTCGACTTATGCTTTGAGTGATTTACAATTAAAAGCCTTGCAGTTATGAAATTCCATCCATCGTCAATCGGAAAAATAATGACAACTCCAAAATTAAAGGGAGAGACATTATCTCAAGGAGCAAAAACTTACATTCGTAAAATTGCAAAGGAGGATTTCTTTGGTTATAATACCGAGCTCGATAATAAGTTTATCAATAAAGGCAAGGAGCAAGAACAAGACTCAATCGACTTGATTAATCTTGTTCGATTTACTAACTATCAAAAGAATACTATTCGAATGGATAATGAATGGTTAACGGGTGAATGCGACATCCTTATCGAGGATAAGATTATCGATGTCAAAACATCTTGGTCTCTCGAAACTTGGCCGGCTACATCCAGCGAGGCGCACGATTCCGAATATGAATGGCAAGGACGCTGTTATATGATGTTATATGATAGGCCTTTATTTGAACTATCTTTTTGTATGGTAACAACAAAGGACGAGTTATTGAATCAATGGGAAAACTTATCAATTCATCGAGTTGACCATATCGATCCAGTTAAGAGAATTACCTCGGTAATTTACGAGAGAGACTTAGAAAAGGAGGAAATGATTCGAGATAAATGTATCTTTGCATCGGAATATTATTCTCAATATATTAATGAATTAAACGAAAAACAATGATTATAATCCTTTCAATAATATTCGCACCGTCCCTTTTGTGGGGATGGGTGTGGACAATCGCTTACTTTTATGAAATCTATAAATCCAAACAAATATGAATGACAAGTTCGAAGGCACAATCAAAATGATTGGCGACAAACAAACAATTAGCGAGAAATTCTCAAAGAGAGAGTTCGTAGTGTCATCACTTGACGACAAATATCCTCAATTGATTTCTTTTCAGTTGGTCAATGATAAGTGTGACTTAGTAAACAATTTAAAGATTGGCGATGGAGTTGCAGTATCTTATAATTTGAGAGGCCGTGAATGGACATCGCCATCCGGAGAGTTGAAATATTTTAATACTCTGGAGGCTTGGTCAATTTCATTAACTAATTTAAAACCGATATCCGATGAAGTCAATGACGATTTACCTTTCTGATGGCGAAAATTTAACCGATTTTATGCTCAAGATGACAACGGATAAATTAAACAAGCGTTATAAGATGAAACACTTGGCCGAGGATATTGGCGTATCATATGCAATGATGCATCGATTTGTTAATAAAAAAAATGTCGGTCAAGAATTTTTTGTCAAATGGTTTAATTTTTTCTTAACTTAGGCGAATGAAATTTTGGGAACGAGAGGCTTACGATATTGCGAAGAGGGTCACCGGTGGTAATCCTCTTTATCGTGACCTCGTCTCTCATATTTATTTGTTACTATACAAGTACGAGCTCGATGACGAATCTCTCCCGAGAATGTTCGCGAGATTTTGTTGGAATCAATACAATTGGAGAGACTCCGAATTCAATAAACAATTTCGCTTTCCTGGTGTGGAACTATTCGACCAAGCGAAACCAAACGACGATGACTTACCGGAATCCGAATTCAAGATTTTACTTGAGAACTATCTTGAGAAGTTGCCGTCAAATGACCAAGAATTATTTATCAAAGAAGTTACAAAGATGCATTTATACGGGATGACTTATCGAGAGATAAAGGACAATACCGGTTTATCATTGGACACTATTCACAAAACAATTAAACAATTCAAATATGATTTATTCATTTATAGCGATAGGCCTTGCGAGAGCGAGTCAATCACTCGGGATATTCCCGAACATTAAGCCATTCAATTGTCAATCTTGCCTTTCATTTTGGACGGCTGTTTTGATTTATTCATTCGTTGACTTTCGAATGATTCCGATGGCTTTCATTTCTTATTTATTATCCGACTTAGTTTTGATGTATGAATTTAAGTAAAATCCTCGAGATTCAATTAGACCAATTTTCACGGATGAGGTCAATGCATCTCAATAAAGAACTAAAGGAGGAAATGGCTCGTTTGCACGAATCGTTCGGATGGGGAAAACTCAATCAAGATTGTTCGACTTGCGTTCGTATATGCGCTGATAAATTAAATGTGAAACGAATGGAGCAAAAAGATAAATTTCACTTTGTCGGAATCAAGCAATCTCCGGAGATGACATTCAACGAGATGAAAGCCGAGGCAAAACAAAGAGGGATTGCAGTAACTCGGAATACAACTAAAAACGATTTAATAAATTTACTCAAATGATACCAACTCCAAACGAAAACGAATCCGAGAATGATTTCATCTCTCGATGTATGGATAGCGAAATAATGAAAGCCGAGTATTCCGACGAAGTTCAAAGGTATGCCGTTTGCATTACTCAATTTGCGCCTCAAAAAGTTTCGTTCGATTGGGATGGAACGGCAAGCACAAAGAAAGGAAAGGAACTTGTTCAATCTTATATTGATAAGGGAGCAGATGTTTATATTATTACTGCGAGATCCAGAAAGGCTGGAATCTCAATCGATGGAATTGATGCAAGTCATATCATTGCAACGGGGAGCAATAAGGCAAAAATTGAAAAGATTAAAGAACTTGGAATTACTTTGCATTATGATAATAATAAGGATGTCATTAATGAACTTGGTAATATAGGGAAACTATTTTCGAACAAATAAATATAATAAAAGAAAACTATGGCCTATTCCGACGAGTTCGTTCTTAACCTTGAGCGATTAGCATTAATTTATATAAAAGAATGTTGTTCCCATCAAAAGGAGCAAGTAACTAATAAAGGAGAGATTGTTCTTGTCCAAGATAGGCACATCCCTACTATTGACTATTTTTTAAGGATATGGATTCCAATCATTAGAGAGGAGAAAGGATTCGTTCCATCAACTTGGTATGCTTGGCTGAATGGAGAAGACAAACTCAAATCGGAGACTATAAAAAAGATAGACGAACTTTTCAAAGGACTCGCATCCGATATAGTAGCCAATGAAGGTAAGGGAATATTCTACGCCAAGAATAGATTAGGGATGCACGATAGACAACAAGTCGAGACTCGCTCGGTTGATAAGTTTGATTTTGAATGAGTATCGTCAAAGGATACAAGCCACACGATAATCAACGGCTCATTCACGATGCAATCAATTTTGGAAGTGAGAAGTATTTTGTTTTAAACATTGGTCGCCAATTTGGGAAAACGATGCTCGGCATCAATCAACTATTATGGTGGGCAATCAACTCTCCCAATTGTAAAATCGCCTGGATCACTCCCGTTTATAAACAAGGAAAGAAAGTTTTTGCCGAGCTCGAGAAAGCCGTGGCGAAATCGGGACTCTTTGAATTCAACAAATCGGATTTGATTATCTCGGGATTTGGCTCAACGATTGAATTCTTTTCGGGAGAGCGTCCGGATAATATCCGAGGGAATACATTTGACTATATGGTCATCGATGAGATGGCCTTTACTCGTCCCGAGTTATGGGATGAAGTTCTTTCGGCTACGACAATGGTCAAAGGAAAGAAGGTTATATTCATCTCAACTCCCAAAGGAAAGAATCACTTTCATCGGCTTTGTATGATGCCGAACTATGACGAGCGATATTGTTACTTTCATTTCACATCATACGACAATCCAATGATTGACTCAAGGGAATTGGACGAACGAAAGCGTTCACTCCCGGAGCATATCTTTAGACAAGAATATCTTGCCGAGTTTGTGGACAATGCGTCCGGATTATTCAAGGCCGTTCGTGAATGTATTGGTCAAGGCGAGAGAACATCCAAAGCATATGCCGGCCTCGATATCGGTCGCGCTGATGACTATTCAGTTTTGACTATCCTCAACGATAAGGGTCAAATGATTCATATCGAGAGATGGAGGCACGATGAATGGAGTCGCATCATTGATAAGGTTGCCGAGCAAATAAAGAAGTTCAATGCAGTTACTTTGGTCGAGGTGAACAATCAAGGGGATGTCTTCTTTGAGATGTTGAGAGAACGATGCCGTTCGTTGATTCATCCATTCACTACGACAAGCAAGTCGAAGCCGGTAATCATTGAAGACTTGGCCATTGCATTTGAACAAAAAGCAATCAAGATAATAAATGAAACCTGGCTCGTTGACGAACTCGAATCTTTTACTTATATTTACAATCCGAATACGAGGAGCGTTCAATACAGCGCACCAAGTGGATTGCACGATGACGGAGTGATATCTTTGGCCTTGGCTTATCATAGCCTAAAGAATTACAAGAAGAGAGGAGTTTATAATGTGATACGATTATGATGGATTTAAAGATGAGAATCGTCGAGGCATATATTAAAGAAAAGACGGGGACGGTTGTCCGAATTGTTTTCAATGATAGGATGAATTTCCATCGTCATCTCGCAATGCTGGAACACGCTTATTCAATAGCAAATAAATATAACAATGATAAACATAACACTACCGACAAGGCTTGACGATTGTAAGCCGGAACAATTGGCGAAATGGTTACTCATCTCCGAGGCGATTAAGAATCGCAAGGATGACGGCATCGTTCGATTGCTTGAATTCCAATGTCAATTGCTTTCCATCTTTTCGGGCGTTCCGATTAGCAAGATTAAGAAGGGGAATGTTGATGACATCCAAGATGCCTCTCGTTCATTGATTGAGATGTTCTCAAGTTACGAATATAAAGAGCCATCCGGAAAGGTTAAGATTGACGGAGTGACTTATGTATTCGAGAAGGATTTCCGATTTATCTCAACGGGTCAAATTATTGACTTGAAACTTATCGAGGACATATCGGAGAATCCATCGCAAGCCGTAGCAATTTGCTACATTGAGGAGGGGAAAGATTATTGTCACGAAGACGAGAGAGGTCGCATTGTAAATCCAACGAGTGACCGAATGAAAATATTTAAAGAGAGTTTTCCGGGAGAGGAGTTCTTGAATTTCTTTGGTTTTTTTTTGCGCGATTACGAGACGCGGAGTCTCGCTATATTGGGGATTCAAACAGCGAGGTTGACGATGAAGAGGATGGAGCTCGAGGAATTGTCAAAGACTCCGAGTGGTTTATTTGGACGACTATTATCCATCAACTATCCAAAGAGATGGGAAAGAGTTTGGAAGAGATTACAAGACAACCATATGTAAAGAGTCTTTTTTGGATGAACTATCTTAAACTAATGAACGAACAAAAACGCATCTTATTAAATGGCTAATGACTTTGATTTTCTTGACACTTTTGGAATCTCAACAAGCGAGGCTCAACAGCCTCAAAATGTTTATGAGAAGTTTCTCCTTGATGTTGGAAATAAAGTCACTACCGATTTAAGAGAGTACATTAAAGCGAATGCAAACAATACCGGAGGACTTGCATCAAGCGTGGTATATGTTCCTAATGGAGCATTGACATTTGAGATCCAGGCGGATGACTATTTTAAGTTTCAAGATGAGGGAGTCAATGCCGTTGGAACGAATAACAAAGGGAGCGCATATAGTTTTAAATATCCGGGCGTCTCTCCAAGAATGGCGAAGGCGATTCAGCAATGGAAAGGATTTGATATGTCGCACGCTTACGCTGTTGCCTCATCGATTAAGCAACACGGAATTGCTCCAAAGAATATAATTGAGAATGTTCTTTCCGAAAAGACCCTCGACGCAATTGCTCGAGATTTAGCCGAAGTGACCGGTTTAATGTTCACGATTAATTTTGAAAAAGAAACAAAGCAATGGCAATAACAATTCATCAAAATCCTCAAAAATTTACACCCGCAACGAATCCCGTTGTTTGGACATTTGACTCCGACCAAACCGGACAAGTTAATTTCTCGTTTATTGTTGAGTTATACTTGGCCGGAAATCTCCATTCGACTCATCAAGTATTCCCTCAATTCAATATATTGGCGAAGTTCAATGCAAGCGAATCGATTAGGTCATATCTAATGAGTTCGCTATTGGTTGATGGAACATTGACGACGAATTATTCCGAGGCCGTTGTCGATGCCTCGATTATCGTATATGAGAAATATGGCGACCCAGCCGTTCCGGTTAATAATGCATCAAGTGATAAATCATTTGTTTTCAACGGAGCGTTGAGACATCCCGAATTTATTGCTTGGGATTATAACAAGTATAATGTTTCAACGGATAATTCTTTGACTCCGGGAGTTGAGTTCTTGACATCGTGGCCAAGGAGTCGCAAGTTCTTTTGTGGACTTTACGAAAATACATTCCTTGGATTTATAACCAATGACACATCGGTCGATGTTCGAATCCGTTTATATGATGCAACCGGTACGCTTGTCGCAAGTGATACGATTCCTTTGACATTGGGAAAGGTTATTGTTGTTGATGCATCACCGCAAACGATTATTGCGAATTCAATCATTACATTGATTGACTTTCAAAATTCATTCTATTATGAGATATCTTCTCGAGCAACGGGAGGAGGGATTTATAACGGAGCGAGTGAATCGTTCCGAATTTATCTTGATACTGAATGTCATCGATACGAGACACATCGTCTCCATTGGTTGAATAAATTCGGAGTATGGGATGCATTTACTTTTACACTTGTATCAACCGAATCAACAGCAGTTACCGGTGGCGTATATGAAAGAGAGAGAGGAGTTTGGAAAGAAACGAATTATACTTTCCCATTATACCAAGGCGAAAAGGTTACCTATTCAAAGAGAGCCGAGGACATTATGACACTCAACTCCGATTGGATCACGGAGGAAATTCAACATTGGCTCGTTCGGGAATTATACGAATCTCCAAAGGTTTATCTTGAGCAAGGTAGCAACTTTGAGCCGGTTAATGTAGTGAACGGAAACTATGATTTAAAGCAACGGAGAAAGGACGGTTTAATTCAAGAAGTCGTTCAATTACAAAAAACATATACTTACAATTCTCAACTTAATTAAATGGTCGGAGAACTTTACATAAACGAAAGGCTTGTCGATTTAAACGAGTCTCTTCCATTTCCTTTGACCTTTAATATCTCGGACATTCGAGATTTGAATTCAAGGAAAGGAAACAAATCTAAAACGATTTCAATTCCTGGCACACGAAGGAATCACGAATTAATGAACACGGTTTTTTTAGTGACGACAACCGAAAAGATTTCCGATGTCGTTTCGGAGTTTGTGGATTTCGACCCGAGTATTAAAGCCGTCGCTCGCTACTATCAAAACGGATTGCTTGAATTTAACGGCATCGCTCAATTGATGGAATGTAAATTGATTGGAGGAGTTTGGACTTTTGAGATTACTCTCGTATCCGATATGATTGATTATATCTCTCGCCTTACTAAATTAAAAGTAAACGAATTAAATTTCGATGAATATAACCATCCATTAATCGCAAGCAAACTTGAAGAGAATTGGAATGGACTTGTTGATTTAAACGGAGTTCCGACAATGCTTGGAAATGGTTACGGATATTATTACGGCCTTATTGATTATGGATATTCTCGACCGGCTCCCGATACTTTTGGAGTGGATAATATTCCGCCTCAAGTTTATGTTCGGGAGGTGTTGGATAAGATATTTAAATATGCGGGAATTACTTGGGATTCAAAATTCTTTGATAGCGATTTATTCAAAAGTTTATTGGTTGCATTTTACGGAGGACAATTGCCGTCCATCTCTCCCGAACAATCAATCAACGATTCAGTAACCGGAGACGAATTAAGCAATGCCGGAGGATTTATTATTGCTCAAGCCGTGAATACATTTGCATCAAACGGAGTGGCTTTATTTCCAACGATGACGCTTTACGATAATGTTGATTTGAGTGTGACGAGTGACCCAATTGGGCAAGTGGTAACAAATGCGCCATTAAAGATTAAAGCGAGCTCGCAAGGATTATTTAACATTCATTACTACGGAGACCATATATTAAATTTTGCTTGGTCTCAAGTAGGGATTTCTTATGTTGATTATAATTTAAAATTGATTGTCTATAAAAATGGGATTGCAATCGCAACCGATATAATTTACTCGGGGAAAATTGATGCAGTTACGGGAGATTCAAACTTTGCAGTTTCATTCGATTACAATCGTACTTTGAATATGCTAATCAATGATGAGTTGACTTTCGAGATAGTATTCGAAGCGTTCCCTCAATTGTTCGGAATTTCTAATACTCAAGTCGCTTTGAATTTGCAAGTAAGTACGAAAGCGTTTTTGGATGTCATCAAATCTCAACAATCAATCACACCAGGCGGAACTATTTTCTTGAATGTATTCTTGCCCGATATGACTTGCGACCAATTTTTAAAGGGAATAATAACCGCGTTTAATTTATACATCAAGCCGAATGTCGAAGACCCGAGCATCTTGGAAATTGAGCCGTTGATTGATTTTTATGGCGCAAGTGGTAACGCTTTAGATTGGACTTATTTGGTTGATAAGAAAAAAGAAATCAAAGTCACTCCGACAATTAATTTTTCAGCAAAGAATTACATATTCAATTTTGAGCAAGAAGATGACTATTGGAATACAAGATACAAAAACGAATATGCTGAACAATACGGCTCTTTCTTAATTGAGTCGCAATCTCAATATGCAACGGAGGACACATTATTCAAATTGCCTTTTTGTCAACATCCATTGGCGTTGATTGAGACAACGAACTTAATTGTTCCGAGAGCATATCAAGTGAATTTTGATGAGTTTGGAAATGGTCAAATCGTATTGAAAAAAGGAAAATCTTTCATCGTTCAAAAAGGACGACGAATGAGAGAAGGTAGATGGAAACTTGTTGATGAGGGAGGAGGACTTATTGGATATGGAAAATATCCTTATGTTGGTCATCTTGACGATATCGACGAGCCAAAATTTGATTTCAATTTCGGAGTGCCTAAAGTAGTTTATTATCCAGCATCGGTCTACACAAATAACAATTTACTCGGATATCATAATCGATTCATTCAAGAACTTGTCTCTCGTTACGGAAAGATGGTTTCTTTGTATGCAATGATTGACTCTCAATTAATCAATACGCTTGATTTTAGAAACTTAATCAACATCGATGGCGTTGTATATCGTTTACAAAAGATAAACGATTACGACTCGGGAAAAGAAGACTCAACTCTCATCGAACTAATCCGCATAATAGAAGGAGAAGGAGAGGCACCGCCTCCATTCGTTGATAGTTTTTATCGAATTACCGAAGCGGATGAGATTCGAGAGGATGAAAATGGAGTCGATTTAAGAATCATTGAATAAATAAAAAAATTATGGCTAATAAAAAAATAAGTGATTTAATAGTAAAGACATCGGAGATTCAAGACCGAGATAGGTTTGAAGTTGCTGAATCAATCACGCCAGGAGTATTCGAATCTAAAAGCATCTCGGGGAAAATACTCCGTGAATCAATAGTTACATCATTACCGGCCGGAGCATTTCACGATGACAACACACAAACTACAACGGCAAACACTCCAACGGCTATGTTATTAAGGGCAACGGATATTGTCGAGAATGTTTCGATTGTTTCGAATACTCAAATAACCGTGACTCAAGCCGGAGTTTATAATGTTCAATTCTCGGCTCAAATATATAGAACATCCGGAGGAACAAGTCAACACATTGACATTTGGTTACGCAAGAATGGAACGAATGTTCCGTCATCGAACACTAAATTAAATGTAAATGCAAATGCTGTTTATAATGTCGGAGCGTGGAATTGGTTTATTGAGTTAGGCATTGGAGACCATATAGAAATATATTGGATGATATCGGCCTCAACCATTCAATTGCAATATGAAGCACCTACGACCGACCATCCAGCAACTCCAAGCGTAATCGCAACCATTAATAGAGTATCATAAATTATGGCTACAAAAGAAGCAGTATTCTCTCTTCGTGTTGACACGGGAGACTCGGTAAACGATGTCAATTCATTTGATAAGGCCGTCAAAAGCCTTGATAAATCTTTACAAGATACAAGCAAAACGGCATCGGCATCGACGGGACTCGATACTTTTGATGCGAAGTTAAAAGAAATTAACGACCGAGTAAACGGAGGAGGCCTCACTATGCGCGAATTAACGCGCGCGATGAAGGATTATCAAACCGTTGCTATTCAATCCGGAGTTCAATCTCCCGTTGGAATGGATGCCTTGAAAAATGCCTCAAAATTAAAGGATGAGATTGGAGATTTAAAAGCACAAACGACGGCTTTGTCATCCGATTTCGTTGGACTTGACACGGCATTAGCCGGAGTTGAGACTGGAGCTGCGGTCTTTCAAGGAATGCAATCGGGAATGGCTTTGGCCGGAATTGAGAACGAGGCTCTCGTCCAAACGATGGTTAAATTGCAAGCGACTCAAGGACTTGTTAATTCCGTTCAAATGATTGCAAAGAATTTAAATTCGGATGCCGTTCTTGGAATCCAATTAAGAATCGCATATGAGAAAGTTTATACAGCCGTAGTTGGAACATCAACGGGAGCGGTTAAGGGATTAAGGCTTGCGCTTGCATCAACGGGAATTGGAGCAATCATTGTTGGTCTTGGTTTGGTTGTCGCTTATTGGGACGACATCAAAGGGTCAATTTCGGGAGTATCGGCTGAATCCGAAAAATTACAAGCCACTACAAAAGCAAAGGGAGAACAATTGCAAAAGGATTTGGATGTTCTTGGAATGCAAGAAAGTTCATTGAAACTACAAGGTAAAAGCGAGAAAGATATTATCAAATTGAGACAAATCAAAATTAATGATTTGATTGAAAATATTAAACTTGAAATCAAGCAAGCCGAATGGAAAAAGAAATCCGAAATTGCCGGAGCAAAAAGGAATCAAGATTATGCAAGATTATACGCAAGAATAGAATTGGAGGCATTAGCATTGACTTTGAGAGCAACGGCAGCTCCTATTGATTTAATGATTTTAGGTATTAATAAAGCGCTTTCATTACTTGGAATGGGAGAGTCAAAACTCAAGCCATTAAATTCATATATTACGGATTTAACATCGGCCGGAGCGGATATGTTTGCTAAGTTTATGTTTGATCCAGAGGCCGTTGCTAAAGAAAACGATACGGCAATAAATGACTTAAAATCCTCATTGGCTAAAATGAGAAACGAGCGAGATTCTAATATTCTCGCAATGAATGAAATTGATTTGAAAGCCTCCGAGAATAGCCATAAGAATCAAGTAAAAACAGCCGAGGAATTAGCCAAGCAAAAACTTGACATATTAAAGGCATCAATGGAAAGAGAAAGCCAAGCCATTGAAGAGACGGAAGACTTGAAAATCAAAAGAATGAAAGAGGGAGCGGATAAGGAAATTGCAATATTGAATGAGCAATATGGAGATTGGAGAGATGAGTTATTAAAGAAAGCCGTTCAAAAAGAACTTGATGCGCTTGATGAGAAATTCTCAAGCGGTAAAATTAAAGAAGAGGAATACCGAAGTAAAGTCGAGTCAATAATGGTTGATGCGGTTAATAAATTAAGTGAGTCGGAAAAGGCATTAATAACCGAGAAAGAATTAGACCTACAAGATTCAATTCTATTCGTTCAAAAGAATGCTCAAGAAATTGAGTTGATTAGATTGGCCGAAAAGGAAAAACAAAAACTTGCTTTATTAGATGGATTTAAATCTCAAATGAATTCAAGATATGAGGAGGATTTGCATCAATTCGAAAATGCTCAAAAAGAAAAGTCTATTAAATTAGGTGAGGCATTGAATGAGAATGTAATTAACGAGAAGGAATATATGGCCGGCCAATTAAAATTGGAGGATGAATATAACAAGAAAGTTGTCGCTTTAAATAAAGAAAAGAACGACGCAATTAAGGAGCAAGAAAGGAAAACGAGAGAGGAGCAAATGAAAGGCTTTACCGATTCGCTTGAAACGGCTCAAAAAGTTCTCGACCAAGTAAAAGTTGCAAATGACTTAATGAACGAAATCGGCAACGCTCGAATTATTGCAACCAATGAACAAAGAGATGAAGACCTCGCAAAATTAGAAGAGAATAAAAGAGCCGAGTTAAGTATTGAAGGAATGTCGTCCGAGCAACGCAAAGCAATCGAGGAGGATTATAATAATCAAAAATATAAGATTCAAGTCAAGGCATACGAGGAGGAGGATAAAATTAAGCGAGCTCAGTTCAATAGAAACAAAGCCATTAAACTCGCTCAAATTGGAATAGACACGGCCTCGGCAATTGCGAAGACGCTTGCAGAATTTGGATTTACTCCAGCCGGAATAATTGCAATGGCCGGAGCGTCGGCTGTTGGAATCACTCAAGCGCTTGCAGTTAAGAATAGCAAGTATCAATCCGCCTCAATACCTCAAGCGCCATCAACATCAACGGGAGGAACATCGGCCGGAGCAAGTGGCTCATCGTTTATGGTTGGAAGTTCGGGAACATCAACAAGCGGTCTCCCTGGCGCAAACCAAACAAACAACGCTACGAATCCCGTCCAAGTTTATGTTCTTGAGAATGACATCTCATCGACTCAAAACAAAGTGGCTTTGCAAGAAAAGAAGTCATCATTTTAATCGAACATTAAAACATTATAAATAATGCAAAAAGATTTACCAATATACGAGATTCAAATAGATTTAAACGACACGGAAACAAGCGTCTCGTTCAATTCTTTGGTTAAAATGCCGGCTCACGAAAAGGACTTTATGACATTTGCCGAGAAGATGGCGTATGAATTTAATGCCGAGGAACAAGTAATCACCGGCATAGCCATCTCATCGGACACTCCAATTTATAGAAGAGACGATTCGGGAGAGGAGTATTATGTTGTCTTTACAAAGCAAGCCATCAAGGATATTATTTTCGATTATGCGCGTCGTTCCAATTTTAATAATGTTAATTTAGACCATAATCCGAATAGAGTTGTGGACGGAATTTATATGATTCACTCATATCAAATTGACAACGAAAAAGGATTTACAGCACCCGAAAGATTCAAAGACGCGAACGATGGTTCGTGGATCGTATCGTACAAAGTTACCGACAAGGCAATTTTCGAGCAAGCAAAAAACGGAACTTTCAACGGCTTTTCAATTGAGGGAGTTTTCAATTTGATTGAAAAAAATTCGACTCAAGAGGAGGAAATAATGGGGCAAGTTTTTGACCTATTAAGCGACTTATTTGCATCGATAAAAAGATAAAAATTACAAGTAAAAATTAAAAAGAGTTAAAATACTGAAATCCATTATAATAGCGTTTTAATGCGATTTAAGAAACTTTAATATCTTGACGATAGATTATACATAAAAAAGGAGATAATAAAAAACTCAATAAACATCGGCCTTGTAGAAGGTCAAAATTTAAAAATTTAAAAATAAAAAAAATGGGAAGAGAAGTACAAAAAGTTGATTTTATAGCACTAATGAACGAGATAAATTTCGTTTATTCGGAGTCAAAAAAAGTTGCAAAAGTTGATAAATCAATGGAGAATTTGCAAGATAATATTAAGGCTCTTCAAATTAAAATGGATGCGATTAAAAAAGAACAAGCAGAGTCTCAAGGAAAATTTGAAATGCGTTTTCAAGATTTATTAAAAAGACTTGAGAGAGATGCAAGAAATTTAAATCGTACTCAACAAAAAAGAGTAAATGAATTAATGGATAAAATGGGAGGAGGAATTGCGACGACTCCAGACGCACCGAAAAAATAATTTCGAACAATTAAACATAATAATTAAACAAAAATAAAATGACTGAAAATTTTAAGAAAGTAGTTGACTTGATTTCCGAAATGAAAGCGTCGTTCACAAAGAGCTCTCACAAATTCGAACAAGCAACTTTAATGGATGGAACGATAATCGAGTTCGATTCATTGGAAATTGGAATGCCGGTTTTCGTTGTTACCGAAACTGAAACAATTCCAGCACCGGAAGGAACACATAATTTATCCGGAGAAATGGAAGGCGTTTCGATTATCGTTGACGCAAATGGTATTATCACGGACATCATAGATGCGAGAGAAATCCAAAATTCAATTGAAGAGGAAGAGACTCCAATCGTTGAGGAAAAAATGTCAACCGAAGAGGTTGAGGCAATAGTTAACGCAAAGTTCGAATCATTCGCATCAAGCCTCGAGAGTGTTGTCGAAATGATGGGAGCAATTGCAAATCAAAACGAATCATTAACCAATCAAATCGTTGAATTAAAAGGAGATTTCGAGACCTTTAAAGCGATGCCGGTTAATGCTACAAAAGAAGAGGAGAAATTCTCTAAAGTTGGTAACTTGACAACCCGACAATTATGGTTAAAAAACAATAAAAACAAATAAAAATGAGTTTAAAAAAATATGTAAAGTCAAATTTTGACTATGATGTTGAGGCATTAGCGCCATACATCGACGACACAAGTGGTGATTTAATCGTTCGTTCGGTTACGGAAGCGAGAACATTACAATACATCGCTATCCAACAAGGAATCAAAGGTACTGAAGACCTTAAATTATTAGACGATTCAATCGTTTACCAAGCGGGAGATTGTTCAATGACACCCGATGGAGATACAGTATTCACGGATAGACAAATTTCAGTTTCCACTATCGGTTATATGAAAAGATTTTGTCAAAAAGACCTTGCGGGATTTTGGACACAACTTGGATTGCGTCCGGGAGCAATGGACGAGGATAAGACTTTACCATTCGAAGCGCAATTGATTGACTATTTATTGAAGTTGCACGCTGTAGAATTAGACAACCTAATTTGGAAAGGTAACATCGCAACGGGTACGGGAAATCTTGCATTTATGAATGGATTCGTTCAATTCTTAACGGTTGCAAATGGTTGTGTTGAATTGAACACATCGTCAACGGGAGCAATTACCTCGGGTAATGCTTATGAGGCTTTTTATGAGGCTTTCGTAAATACTCCAAGCGCAGTTGCTGAATCAAGTGATTTCGTTGCATTTACAAGTAGAGAAAACTTTAATTTCTTAATCAAGAATTTAGTTGACTTGAATCTTTATGCTTTCAATGTAAATGATATCTCAACAATGGACGAGATTCTTTTACCTGGCTCAAATATGAGAGTTATTAAATTGAATGGTTTAAACGGAACGGGTAAAATTTACACGGGAAGAGCATCTCATTTCATTTTTGGAACTGACTTATCAAGTGATTTCGAATCTTATGACCTTTGGTATTCTTTCGATGACGATGTTATTTATCTTCGTTCAAAGTTTAGAGCTGGAGTTCAAGTTCCATTCTTGGATCAAGTTGGAGTTTGGATTGCTGATTAATAAAATCAATTAATATAAATCAAAGGGAGTTCGCTCCCTTTTTAAAACATAAAAAAAATGAGTTGTGATTTAACAATGGGATATAATGACCGAACTTGTACCAACGGAAAAGGTGGTATTAAGAGCGTTCTTTTATTCCCTTTAGGAAATATTACGGGTACTCCATTATTGACGGCAAATGAGATAACAACCCTTGCTGTTTCGGGAGATACTTACTTATATAAATTGAAGAGCAATCTTTCAAGTTATACAGCACCAATAAAAGTTGACAAGAACAACGGAACACTTTGGTATGAGGAACAATTGACTATGATTTTAGCATCCGACACGAAAGAGTTGAGAGCGGAGATTCATCAATTGGCTCAAAACGAAGTTGTTTGTTTAGTTGAGAACGCTGATGGAACAATTGTTTGTTTAGGTTTTGGAGAAGGTCTTCAAGTTGCCGATGCAAATGAGTACACATCCGGAGTTGTTAAAAGCGACCGAAAAGGACATACCATCGTATTGAAAGGAATGGAAAATGATACCGTTCCCGATGTTTCTCCAAGCGTTTACGCTACTTTATTGGCGCAAATCCCATAATTAAAATTTAATTTTAGAAATAAGGGAGGAGAATTGAATCTCTTCCCTTTTTTTTTGTAAATTTATATCAATGAAAATAAGAAAAGAATTAATCGGCTCAAAAGTATTCTCGACAATAATGTCAAGATGGATACTAATTGAAGAGGGACAAGAAAAAATGCTTGTCGCTTTTGGTATTACGGGAATTTTTGAAGAGAAACAACCTAAAATTAAAAAGAATGCTAAGGATAAACAAGAATCAAGCGACGAACTTAGTGGTAACGACGACGGAATTAACAACGATATTGAATCCGGAGTTCCTATTTGAGTTTATTCACGAACAAAGTCAACAAAAATATTATTGCATATTAGATAATATAAGCGATGGGATTCCAAGATACGACGAATACATTCTCGTTGATGGAGTGGATGTGATTTTTGATTACGATGGAGATTATATTTATAATATTTTCCAACAAACATCTCCGACAAATCTCGACCCATTATTATCCGATGGATTAGTTGAAACCGGAAGAGCAAAAGTTTTGGACTTGCCCGTTGAGTCAAATGAATTTGAACAAGAAATAATTTTCAATATATATGAATAATAAAGTAACATCTCTCTCGTTTCGAAAAGATTTCCAAAAGCCGGAAGAGGAAAACGACCGAACATTAGGATTCACTAAGTGGGGAAAAAAGAATGATTATCCTTTCTTTTTAATTGACTTATATAATGGGAGCGCCTGGCACCAAGGAATAGTCAAAACGAAATGCTTTTACATTGCCGGAAGTGGACTCGAAATTGTTTCGGGAGATATGCAAGCGTTCATCGATAATAAGTATTCCGATTTCAATATGAATGAAATTTCCGAGATGCTTGCATTTGATGGAGAATTATTCGGAAGTTTTGCAGTCAAAGGAACTTGGAATCGAGAAGGTACTCGAGTTGCGATGTGGGAAAATGTGGCGATTGATAAGATGAGAACATCCGAGGACGAAAGAATGTATTATCTTTCGGACGATTGGACGGCACAAAATCAATCTCCCGAAAAAACAAATTTACGAATGTATCCAGCGCTTGATATGAATAGCCGAGCCGGGTCATTCATTATATATGTTAAAGAGCCATCAAAGAAATCAAGAAAAGAAAAGGGAGTTTATGCTAAGCCGTCATATTACGGAGGAATAACTGCGATCCAAACGGATGTTGACATCGCTAAATTCCATATGTACGAATTGCAAAACGGATTTAAATCCGGGACGCTTATAAATATGCCGTCCGGATATCCCGAGACAACGGAGGAATTAAACCGAATCAAAAGCGAAATCAAAGGACGAACGCAATCCGTTGAGGATGCCGGAGAGATTATTATTACTTTCTCCGATGGTAAAGATTTAGCACCCGAAGTATCTTCTTTGAATGGTAATGACCTTGACAAACGATATCAAGTGACGGAAGTATCCGTCCAACAAAATATTTTAGTTGCTCACTCGGTTACCGCTCCGAATCTTTTTGGAGTTAAATCCGAAGGCTCTTTCAACTCGGCTGAATCGTCCGATTTATTCGAGATATTTAAAAAGACTTATGTCAATTCAAAACAAAAAAGAATTGAATGGTTGCTTAATTATATGGCCGAGCTCGGAGGTTATATTGGTTCGGTTAAATTGGTTGATGTGCAACCATTAACATCGACTCAAGTAATCGAGACGCCAATAATTGAGGTTAATCCAATCGAGACTCCGACCGCAACCATTGACCCGGCACTTGCTCCGGCAACGGATGTGTCAAAATCGGCATTAAACGGCTCTCAAATTACATCCTTAATTGATGTGACGGCTCAAATAAAGGCTGGAATGATTACTCAAGATTCAGCGCTTGCAATTATATTGGCGTCATTCCCTACTATTGACGATGCAACGGCTCGACGAATTGTCGGATTACCGACAACGGCCTTGTCAATGTGTAATCACGAAACATTTTCAATCGATGAGATTGGAGTGTTCTCGGAGTTTGGAGAGAATCAAGACAATTATATTGTTTTATCGTCCAAACCGATAGCGTGGAATACTTTGGCGAGTGATGTATTCGCTCGACAAGAACAATTATTCGCAACGATTGGAGAGATTAAATTAACAATGAAGGACTTTGATAAGAATGTTCTTAAAATGGTGCAAGATGGCGAGGATTCAGTTGCAATATCTAAAGCATTAAAAGTTAAAATTCAACAAGTAGCCGAGGCAATGAATAGATTGTCTAAATGGGAACTAATTAAAAAAGGAGAGTTAACCGATTTGGGAGATTCTTTGATTAAAGACATTGAGATTCAAATATCGGATTTTGAGGTTCGTTATACTTACCAACCAAGACCAGGCGTTCCCGAACCATTGACTCAATCGAGAGCATTTTGTGAAAAATTAATGGAATTAAGAAGGTCTTATTCTCGAGAGGATATCAATTCAATTTCGGCTCGAGTTAATAGAAATGTTTGGAATTACAAAGGAGGCTATTATACTAATCCGGAGACTCATATAACGACTCCTTGGTGTCGTCACGAATGGTTGCAACAAATCGTCATTAAACAAAAATAATTATGAATAACTATTTATTAAGTGTTGAGAATTTAAAGAAACTCGGATTGATTCATTCCAATACGGATACAAAAATCCTTTCCGTTGCGATTCGTCGCTCTCAAGATATGCATATTCAAGCATCAATCGGAACAAACTTATTTAAATCACTTTTACAAAGAGTTGAGGACAATGATTGGACTCCCGAAACTTTGCTTTTGATGAATGATTATATAACTCCGTGCCTTGTCGCATTCGTCGATTATCGATGTGCGCTTTTGCTTAATGAGAAGTTGACAAATAAATCCGTTGGAAGAGTTCAAGACGAAAATATTCAACCGAATACGGATGGAGAGACAAGCGCATTGAGAGACCAATTGAGAAAGGATGCATATTTTTACAAGGAGAGATTAATTGGATTCTTGAGAGATGACAATGGAGTTGAATATCCGGAATATGTTACTACCTTAGAGGGTCAATGTAATGAATCCGTAAGGAGAGACCGAAACGGATATACGCCAATCAATTTTGTTATATGAATTTTAAAGCGAGTAAAAAGCAAATCGAACAATTAAAAAAATTTTTAAAGAATGGAAAGGACACTCAACCAATTAAGGCGAGAATTCAAGATAATAGCAACCGAGCATCGTCAAATAAATGATTTCTTTTTTGGAGATTTTTTAGATGCTGTTTCTCGAGATGCCGTTTCTTATCCTTTAATGGTTGTCACTTTGCAACCTGGATCGATTGCCGATTTTTCCGTCCAAGTTAATGCCGTGATTACAATTTGCGACAAATATAACTTGCAAGAATATGAGCAAGTAAATGAAATCCATTCCGATTGCCTTTCAATTTGTAAAGATATTCACACGATATTTAAGCAATGGAGATTTGAGGACTTTTTAGATATCGAAGGAAATCTCTCAACGCAACCATTCGTAAACAAGTCGCACGATGTAACAGCCGGATGGACGATGAATATTGCAATGAATATATATGATGAGGAGAATTGGTGCAAGATACCGATGGACGATTACGATTTCGAGAACAATTAAACATAATAAGAATGAAGCATTTAAAGATTTGGAGCGTATTGTTTTTTGTGTTTGGATATTCAACATCATTAGCGATGTTTTGCACGGAAGTAATATATTTAAAAATGGGAGGATTAACTTTGTTCGCTTATTTAAATTATATTCTCATCAATCAATATAATTATACGGACGAATGAGAATCCAATTGTTCATTTTATTGTCATCTATTAGAACAAGTTTTTTAAAAATATTGGCCATTCTTTGGACTTTCTTTTTACCAATTTCAGGATTGTTTTTATTAGTTGGTTTTTGTATTGCGCTGGATACGATTTCGGGAATATGGAAATCAAGAAAATTAAAGATTAAAATAACAAGTCGAAAATTATCAAGTATAATTTCAAAAATGATGCTTTATCAAATCACATTAATTTTATTTTACTTAATCGATAATTTTATATTGAATCAAATAATGCTCAAATTTTTCTCAGTTCCGTTAATGCTTACCAAAATAGTAGCATTGATTTTAATATCAATCGAATTGATGTCATTGAACGAGAATATAATTGCAGTAAAAAATTTCTCCCTATGGGATGGAATGAAAAGCCTATTCGCCCGTGCTAAAGAAATTAAAACAAATCTAAATGAACTCAAAGATTAACGAATTCGTCCATTGGATACGAAAATGGGAGGGAAAATTAAGTCGACATTCAAGCGACTCGGCCTCTTCTTATCCTTGTCCAACGCCTTACAATGGAAAGACCGGATATCACACGAACTCGGGAATCATTTACGCGTCTTGGGTGCATACATTTGGAAAAACAAATGACGCTCGATTCTTTGCGATGAGCTCGGAGGATTGGTTTAAAATATTTAAAGAGTCTTATTGGGATGGAGTTAAGGCAGATAAAATAAACGACATTACGCTTGCGATATTTATGACGGAAATTGCTTGGGGGTCGGGGTCTTTGCAAGCAATTAAAACCGTCCAAAAAAGCGTTAACGCTTGCGGTATTAAAGTGACCATTGACGGCATTATAGGAATGCAAACAATCACGGCAATCAACTCTTTAAATTCAAGGGAATTATTGGCCGTTATGTTCCAGGAACGAGAGAGATTTTTTAGGGCAATATCTAAGGGAAAAAATTCAGTATTTTTGAAAGGTTGGTTGAATCGTTTAAATGATTTTAAAAAATGTTTTTATGACATTTAAGAGACTATTATCAATAATAAGTATTATCGTATTACTTTGGGGATGCAGTCACTCAAGGCGTGCAATCTGGCACTATAAAAAAGCCGTGAAAAATGGCCTTGAATTGATACAAAGCACGGATACAATTCGAATCAATACGATTGACTCTATTCCCGTTGTTATTGATGGCCGAATATATTGGGAGAAAATCATAACGCAACGAGACACTATTATCAAGTATGCGAATATTTATATTCCCAAAACAAAATGGGAAACTAAAATCGAATATCGATACAAGACAAAAGTATTAAAGCAAGATGTTTTAAAATACAAGTATATATACAAGGATAAGAAACAAGAAAAGGCCAAAACAAATTGGCGTTTATTCTTTTGGGGTCTTTTAGTTGGATTCGTTTTGAATTTTGCTTTGAGAATATTGGATAAAATATATAATCCTTTCAATAAATAGGTTTATATTTAGCAAAAAAATATAGGCTATGGATAAAATGCGACCAAGAATTACCGAGGAAGAGTTCGAAATTGTCAATCAATATAGAGCAATCAAAAAAGCATCCGACGAAATCGGAATAAATGAAAAGGATGTCAAACACGGCTGGTTAAAAACCAAAGCGACAAGTCTATTCTTTAAAAATCCAAACTTTAAAGACAATTCAATTGAGCAAATGGATTCGATTAAGAAATCTATTCTTGATGACTTGGCGAATCATTCTCCCATTTATCCAATAATAAAGAGAGAGCGTTCAAAAGATTCTCATTTATTAGTTATAGATCCAGCCGATATCCACATCGGAAAACTTTGCGAATCTTTTGAAGTCGGAGAGGATTACAATTCACAAATTGCCGTCCAAAGAGTTCGAGAAGGGGTGCAAGGGATTCTCGATAAGTCGTCCGGATTCAACATTGATAAAATATTATTCATCGGAGGAAATGATATTCTACACATCGACTCGCCCAAGCGAGCCACTACGAGCGGAACTCCTCAAGATACCGACGGGATGTGGTATTCAAATTTCTTAACAGCAAAAAAATTATATGTTGAGATTCTTGAGATGCTTTTGCCGATAGCAGATATTCATTTCACTTTCAACCCATCTAATCACGATTATATGTCGGGATTTTTCTTGGCCGATGTCATTCAAACTTGGTTTAAAGATTCAAAGAATATTACTTTCGATTGTTCGATTGCTCATCGCAAAGGATTTCTATATGGAAAAAACTTAATCGGAACGACACACGGAGACGGAGCAAAAATGCAAGACCTCCCATTACTAATGGCGCACGAATTTCCAAAGGAATGGAGCGAGTCAAAGCATCGATATATTTACACTCATCACATCCATCACAAATCCTCGAAAGATATAATCGGAGTGAATATTGAATCATTGCGTTCACCATCCGGAACGGATTCCTGGCACCATCGAAACGGATATCTTTCAATAAAGGCTGTTGAGGGATTTATCCATCATAAGGAGTTCGGACAAGTTGCGAGGCTTACACATATATTCTAACACTCTCATAGCGTGAGTTAAAGCCCTCGTTAGTCTTCGGATTATCGGGGGTTTTTTTGTGCAGAAAACTTGACATTCTAGTCACAAATGTTAAACAAACAAGTGACAATAAATTAGGTTTGCTGTAAATTGTTAGAATTTTGCATCATAATGCTTAATCAATTAGCAAAAATAAATCAATAATGCTACTTCTAGGTAGCAAAAAGCCTATAATTTGTAAAGTATATAACACATTACCTGTAAAATCTTTACAATTTGAATAGTTTATTATGCTTTATAGGGAATAGACTCGCCAATAATTATATCTTTTAAGGGAATAGCCTTAAAAACTTGATACAATTCACGCAAAATATGGACATAACCATAATAAGTAAACAAATGAGCCTTATTCTATAACATAATGAGCCACAAATTACCCTAATTCCTATCCAAAATTAAGTACATTTCACCCTAATTAAGTGTTTTTCTTATTTAGAATGAATATAAATTGCGCCTATTTTTTTAGTAAAGCGCTTGATTTTATTAGATTCCTTATTTAGAATGATTATAAATTACTAAAATGTTATTGACATATGTGGAAAAGTATTACCTTTGAATATCTCAAAACGGGAAAACAATTTATAATTAAAAATAAACGCTATGAAAGATTTAACAAACAAAGACTACAAATTGACTAAAAAATGTTTAGAGCATTTAGAAAATTTCAGCAAAGAGAAATTACTTGAGGAAATGGAGCAATTGCTTTTGTCTTTTGCTGAACAAGGAAATGATTTAACAAATTTAGAATTTTATTACTCAAATCAAAAATAAACGCTATGAAAAAAGTAACACAAAAACAATTTAATGAATTACTTGATAATGAATTAACAAAAGCATATTGGTATTCAAAATCTTTGTCAAAATCTGAATATTATGAATTTATTGAATTACAAAAACAATTTCTTTTTCAAGAGTA